CGCGGCCTGCTCGACCTCGCGGCGCCGGCGGGCACGCTGATCCCCGGCCTGCCGGAGAGCTGGCGGCCGATCCCCGTCCTCACCCTGCTGCGCCACGCCTCCGGCCTGCCGGATTATCGCCGCGCCCCCGGCTGGCGGCACGACCGCGCCTTCCGCTTCGACGAGCTGGTCGCGCTGGCCGCGGACGCGCCGCTGCGCTTCGCCCCCGGCACGGCGGCCGAGCCGAGCGCCACCAACTTCCTGCTGCTCACCGAGATGGTCGCCCGCGTCTCCGGGCAGAGCTACCGCCGGTTCGTCAAGGAGAACCAGATCGATTTCCTCGGCCTGCGCCACACCGCCTTTGCCGAGGACCTCGGCGGTTTTTTTGCCGAGAATGTCGCCGCGACCGGCAACGTCCACCAGCTCTTCAAGGCGGACGGGCGCTACATCGAGCCGACCGAGCCGGCGCAGAGCTACGGCGCGGACGGCCGCCCCGTGCCGCGCGCCGACTCCTCCGCGCTGCCGGGCTTTTCCGATCTCTGGGCCTCGGCACAGGATGTCTCTTACTGGGACATCGCCCTGGCGGGCTCGGTGCTCATCAAGGCGGCGGAGAACCGCGCCCTGCTCTATGCGCCCTGGACCCTGCCGAACGGCGAGACCGTCCCCGCCGCCGCCGGCTGGCAGTTCTACCGCCACCGCGGCCTCATGGACATCAAGGGCTCCGTGCCCGGCTATTCCTGCTTCCTCAGCCGCTTTACCCATGCGGACGAGCTGGTGTGCGTCACGCTGCTCGCCAACCGCGAGGGCGTCGATTTCACCAACCTCGGCCGGCGGATCGCGGGCGCCTTCGGCGACCTGCTCTCGACCGAGTATGACGACAACCGCCTGTTCCTGCTCGAAAGCCCGTTTTCGGCGGAAAAGACCCTCGCCCGCCTCGAGGACGCGCTGCGGGAGCGGGAGATCCCGGTGTTCGCCCGCTTCGACCACGCCGGAAACGCGCGCCGGGCCGGGCTGTCCCTGCGGCCGACGAACGTTGTGGTGTTCGGCTCGCCGCGAGTCGGCACCGGCCTGATGCAGGCCGACCAGAGCATCGCCCTCGACCTGCCGCTGCGCATCGCCGTCTGGGAGGACGAGCACGGCAGCGTCTGGCTCGGCTTCCAGCGCCTGAGCGTGCTCGGCGAGGCGCACGGCATCGGGGACAGCCCCGTGCTGGCCGGGATGGAGCGCCTGCTCGAGGAGCTGGCGCGCCGGGCGGGCAGCCTCTGCTGAGGGGCGGCCTCCTCCCAAAAGAAGGAGCGGGCGCGCGCCCGCCCGCTGCCCCGCCTCCGGAAGAAATTCCGGAGGCGGGGCTTTTTTGCGCCCGAAGCGGGCAAAACAAAAAATTCGGCGGCGCTGAAGCCAAAACGGCGGCAATTTCAGAGAAAAAAGAAAGCATGGATATTTTACCGAAAGGGTACATGTTTGGCGCTGCCGGCGGGTCGAAATCGGTTGCAGCAGGTCGAATATCCGCCGGGAGAAATGAAAAGGAATATAGTAGATTTTGTTATTTTATGGGCGCATCCGGGCCGCAGATGTCACTGCGATGCCGGCCGGATGCGGAGACGGCGGAGCGGCGGACAGGCCGGCGCCGGCCGCAGGGGGGATGCGGCGGCGGGGGCTTCCGGGAACGCTTTTTTCGATGAAAACCATAACGCAGGAGCGGGAGAGCATATATGTGGGGGTTTTTGAAGCGTCATCGGCGTCACCTGGTGTTTTTCATGGATCTGTGCATCATGGCGGGCGTTGCCGTGGTGCTGTTTGTGCTCAGTCCGGTGGGAAACGGCACGGGCGGCGACCGGCTCGGGCCGCTGATCCGCAATCTCGGCGTCTGGTTTTTCTGTATTGTCCTTTTTAATTTGGCGTTTCATACCTACGACAGTCTCTGGCGCTATGCCGAGGGCCGGGAGTATCTGTCGCTTTTGGGCGGTTTCGGATGCGGAACCGCTCTGTTTCTGTTGCTGACGCGCTTTTTTTTCACCCGCTATCTGGCGGGGCTCTATATGCTCTCCGTGCTCGGCAGCTCGCTGATCGGCATGCTGCTGGTGCGCTTTGCCTATCGCACCTATCGCAAGCACAGCCGCCGGAGCCGGCGTCAGGCGCGCGGCAACGTCCGTGAGGTCGGCATCATCGGCGGGGGCAACGCCGGCTATTCCCTGCTGCGCGAGATCCTCGGCAACCCCGATTCGCCCTATGAGCCGACCGTGCTTTTTGACGACGATCCGGCCAAGATCGGGGCGCGGATCATGGATGTCCCCGTCCGCGGGCCGCTGTGCGAGATCCCGGCGCTGCTCGCGGGCAGCGGCGTCACCGATCTGTTCTTTGCCATTCCCTCGCTGGATGCGGCCAAGCGCGGCGAGATTCTGCAGCACTGCTCGCAGACGGGCTGCCGCCTGCACATCCTTCCTGACCGCGTGCGCGACCTGGCGGCAGGCGCGCCCTTGCTGCCGCAGCTGCGCAGCGTGCGCGTCGAGGATCTGCTCGGCCGCGAGACCATCGCCCTTGCGGGCGTCGGCGTGCGGGAGATGGTGGAGGGGAAAACGGTCCTGGTGACGGGCGGCGGCGGCTCGATCGGTTCGGAGCTGTGCCGGCAGATCGCGGCCATGCACCCCAAGAAGCTCATCGTCGCCGACGTCTATGAGAACAGCACCTACGAGCTGCAGCAGGAGCTGCGCCGCAGTTATGGCGGCGGGCTGGACTTCGCGGCCCACATTGTCAACGTCCAGGACGCGGCGCTGGTGCGCAGCCTGTTTGAGACCTATCGCCCGGAGCTGGTCTTTCACGCCGCAGCGCACAAGCATGTGCCTCTGATGGAGAGCAGCCCGCGCGAGGCGGTCAAGAACAATGTGTTCGGGACGCTCAACGTCGTGCGCGCCGCGCACGAGACGGGTGTGCGCAAGTTCGTGCTGATCTCGACCGACAAGGCGGTCAACCCGACCAGCATCATGGGGGCGACCAAGCGCCTGTGCGAGATGATCCTCGCCAGCATGAACGGGCGCAGCGAGACCGAGTTCGCCGCCGTGCGCTTCGGCAACGTCCTCGGCTCGAACGGCTCGGTCGTTCCTCTCTTCCAGCGTCAGATTGCGGCGGGCGGGCCGGTGACGATCACCGACAAGCGCATTGTGCGCTATTTCATGACGATTTCCGAGGCGGTGTCGCTGGTGCTGCAGGCCGGGGCGCTGGCAAAGGGCTCGGAGGTTTTTGTGCTCGATATGGGCAAGCCGGTGCGCATCCTCGATCTGGCGGAGAACCTGATCCGCCTTTCCGGCTATCAGCCTTATCAGGAGATCGAGATTCGGGAGGTCGGTCTGCGCCCGGGCGAAAAGCTTTATGAGGAGCTGCTGGTCGGCCGGAAAAACCAGCGGCAGACAGAGAACCGGCTGATCTTTGTCGAGGACGAGCAGCCGGTGACGAAGGCGCAGATGGATGAGATTCTCGCCGACCTCCGCCAGGCGGTCGAGACCGGCGACCGCGCCGATATGTTTGCGGCGCTGCACCGCCGGGTGCCGGAGTTCCAGACGCCGGAATCGGCCAACGCCGCGGCGGAGGCCGAGACGATCTGCCGGGATGTCCGCCGCCTGTCCTGCGATCCGGCCGGCGGAAAATGAAGAAAGAAAAGGGCGTTTTTATGAGCGAGCAAAAGCGAATCTGGCTCTCCTCACCGACCATGCACGGCGAGGAGCTGCAATATATGACCGAGGCCTATGCGACCAACTGGATGTCTACCGTCGGCGCGAATATCGACGCGGTCGAGCGGCTGACCTGTGAAAAGCTCGGCTGCCGGTACGCCGTGGCGCTGTCGACCGGAACTGCGGCGCTTCATCTGGCAGTCCGGCTGGCGGGCGTCCGGCCCGGCGATCGTGTTTTTTGCTCCGACATGACGTTCAGCGCCACGGTCAACCCGGTGAAATATGAGCGCGGCGAGCCTGTTTTTATCGACACGGAGTATGAAACCTGGAATATGGATCCGGTGGCGCTGGAGCGGGCCTTCACGCTTTATCCGGACACCAAGACGGTCGTGACCGCGCATTTGTACGGCACACCGGGCAAGATTGGCGCCCTGCGGGCCATTTGCCGTGCGCATGGTGCAACCCTCATTGAGGATGCGGCTGAGTCGCTTGGTGCGACTTATGATGGCGTGCAGACCGGCACCTTTGGCGATTACAGCGCCATCAGCTTACTTGGAGTGAAAAGACAAACTATCGATGGGCCTCAAAGCCTTGAAAATAGGCACTTTTTTAAATCCGGTTTTTCAAATTCTGGACCAGCATCTGGATATAAGTGCCCAACCTGACGGCAATAAAAGAATCACCACCCGGGCAAGAAAAAAATTCCGCCGAGAAAGTGGTGAGGGTTTTATAGCCATGGGTTGCAGGACGGAGATAAACGCAGATCTTTAGATAGGACGAAGTGAAACATGATTAACGGGAAAATTTGGTTATCCTCACCAACCATGCACGGTGACGAGATGAAGTACGTACAGGAAGCATTCGATACGAACTGGGTCGCCCCCCTCGGCCCCAACGTCACGTCATTCGAGAATGAAGTCGCTGCCTATGTAGGTGTGAAGGCAGTTGCGGCTCTTGTGTCCGGAACATCCGCTCTTCACCTTGCAGTAAAACTGGCGGGGGTAAAGCCCGGAGATGTTGTGTTTTGTTCCGACATGACTTTCGCCGCCACGGTCAATCCTGTTTCCTACGAGGGTGGCAATCAAGTATTTATCGACTCCGAGCGCGAGGCTTGGAACATGGACCCGTGCGCGTTAGAGAAGGCGTTTGAGAAGTATCCTAACTGCAAGGTCGTCCTTGTCGCAAACCTTTACGGCACTCCGGCAAAGCTTGACGAGTTGAAAGCGATTGCTGATGCTCACGGAGCCGTGCTAATTGAGGACGCCGCTGAGAGCCTGTCAGCCACTTACAAAGGGCAGCAGACCGGTACCTTCGGCAAATACGCGGCCTTGTCGTACAACGGAAATAAAATTATTACCTCTTCCGGCGGCGGCATGCTGCTTTCCGACGATGAGGAAGCAATTAAGAAAGCACGCTTCTGGTCAACACAGTCCCGCGACCCGGCTCCTTGGTATCAGCATAGTGAGATCGGCTACAACTACCGCATGTCAAATATCGTGGCAGGTATCGGCCGTGGCCAACTCAAGCACATAGATGAGCATCGTGCTCTCAAGAGAGCAATTTATATGCGTTATAAAAAAGCATTTGCAGGCCTGCCGCTCTCTATGAATCCGTATCTTCCTTGCTCTGAGCCAAACTTCTGGCTGTCCTGTATCCTATTGGACAAGAGCGTGAAAGTGACACCGATTGAGATCCTGGAAGAGCTCAATAAGCACAGCATCGAGAGTCGCCCCATCTGGAAGCCGATGCACCTACAGCCGGTGTTTGCGGGACATGACTTCATCAGTGTAGACGGCGATGTCGGCGCGGATGTGTTCAGCCGTGGCCTCTGCATACCAAGCGATATCAAGATGACCGCTGACGAGCAGGATATGGTCATTAACCAAATTAGAGGGATGGTTAAGTGAAGAAACGAAGCGAGAGTTTCTATTGCCTTGTGGTAAAACGAATACTGGATATATTCCTCGCAATTGTTCTTTCCATTCCTGCACTAATCATCATTGCTGCCTGTTACATAGGAGTCAAAATTGAAACAAAAGGTCCTGCCTTTTTCGTTCAACAGCGTCCGGGGCGCGGCGGGAAAGTTTTTTCGCTTTATAAACTGCGTACTATGATTGTTGAAACCGCGAGAGATGGAAAATCGCTTTCTGACATGGAGCGTATGACCCGCACGGGTCGTGTGATCCGTGCCTGCAGTTTTGACGAACTTCCTCAGCTTTGGAATATAGCGAAGGGCGATATGAGTTTTATCGGCCCGCGTCCGTTACTGGTGAAGTATTTACCACTTTACACTCCGGAGCAGGCACGACGTCATGAGGTTTTGCCCGGTATTTCTGGCTGGGCGCAGGTCAACGGTCGGAACGAGATAAACTGGGAACAGAAGTTTGAACGTGATGTTTGGTATGTGGATCATATAAGCTTTGCGCTTGATGTGAAAATATTCTGGATGACAATTTGGAATGTGCTTCACCGGAGCGGAATCAACGCCGGAGTAAATGAAACGATGGAAGCCTTTCAAGGGAGTTGTGAACTGACTAATGCCAAGTGAAGTGATAGTGATAGGAGCGGGCGGACACGCAAGAGTGATTGCTGACATCATTCAACAGTCTGGGGATGTTGTGCTTGGGTTCCTCGATGATAATGTAAAAGGTGTGGTTATGGGGCTTCCTGTACTAGGAAAAATCACTGACGCCCTCAACTGCGATAATAGAGCATCATTTGTAATTGGTATTGGTAACAACTGGACACGAAAGCGCATAGCTGAGCAATATCATCTGAATTGGTATACAGCAATTCATCCCGCAGCAGTCATTGCTAGCGATGTTGAAATTAAGGAAGGCACCGTATTAATGGCTGGAGCAATCGTAAACACCGGAGTGCGCATTGGCAAACACTGCATTATTAACACGGGTACAGTGATTGAACATGATAACTGTATAGCGGATTATGTCCATGTTTCGCCACATGCAACACTCTGCGGAACGGTGTCTGTAGGTGAACTGACACATATTGGAGGAGGAGCAACAATAATAAATAACTTGTCTGTTACTCATGACAGCGTTATTGGGGCAGGTGCGGTCGTAGTGAAAAATATTAAGGAACCGGGAACATATGTCGGGGTACCGGCAAGGAAAATAGAAAAGTGAAAGTCCTAATACTTACAAACAACGATGTTGGCCTATACAAATTTCGGAAAGAGTTTGTTCAGTGCCTTATGTCATCTTATAAAGTTATATTGTCTTTACCTAATGGCGAGTATGTCCGGTTGTTTCAAAAAATGGGTTGCAAATACATTGACACACCCTTTAATCGTAGAGGGAAAAATCCGCTGAGAGACTTTTCCCAATATCGAACATATAAGCGGATTATCAAAGCTGAAAGTCCTGACGTCATTTTGACATACACAATCAAACCCAATATTTATGGGGGGCTGGCGGCGAAAGCATGTCATATTCCATTCCTTGCAACAGTGACTGGAATGGGGACAGCCTTGGAAGGAGGCGGGATGCTTGCAAGGATTACAACTTTGCTATATAGCAAGGGACTTAAGACAGCAAGTTGTGTGTTTTTTCAAAATGACACAAACAGGAGGTTTTTCACTGATAAAAAGCTCTATACCGGCAAAGCAGTTCTGGTGCCAGGTTCTGGGGTTAATTTGACGGAGCATCCATATGAAGAATACCCAGACGAAGGTAATGGAATAAATCTGTTATTTATTGGACGAATTATGAAAGATAAAGGAATCGATGAGCTGCTGACAGCTGCAGAACAAATAAAGCAACGACATTCAAATGTTGATTTTACCTTGATAGGCCAATATGACGAAAGTTATCAGAATAAGGTAGAGGAAGCTCAAAGATGCAAAAATGTAGACTATCTCGGGTTTCAATCGGATGTGCATTCATTTATTAAAAATGCGCATGCAGTTGTTTTGCCTTCATACCATGAAGGCATGGCAAATGTACTTGAAGAAGCCGCTGCCAGTGGACGTCCTGTGATTGCGTCAAGTATACCAGGATGTAAGGAAATATTTGATGAAGGCATCAGTGGCTTAAGCTGTAGGCCAAGAGATGTTGATAGCTTAGTGGGCACGATAGAGAAGTTTATTGCCTTGTCCTACGAACAGAAAAAAGCTATGGGACTTGCCGGGCGTAAAAAAATGGAACGTGACTTCGACAGGCAGAAGGTTGTTAATGCTTACATAGAAGAAATTAATAAAGTAATAGGAGAATAAGATGATGAAGCTGCATGAGAAGCTCGTAAACAAAGAAGAAAACCTGTCCCTTATTGGCCTTGGTTATGTCGGGATGCCGATTGCTGTAGCCTTTTCAAAAAAAGTCAATGTAATTGGTTACGACCTAAACGAAAAAAAAATTGACATCTACAAGGCGGGTATTGATCCGACAAATGAGGTCGGCAATGAAGCTGTTAAGAACTGTACTGTGGAATTTACTGCCGATGAGACGCGGTTGCGAGAGGCAAAGTTCCATATCGTTGCTGTTCCCACGCCTGTTAACAACGATCATACTCCTGACCTTACACCTGTTGAGGGGGCAAGCCACATTCTTGGACGCAATCTTAGAAGGGGCAGTATTGTCGTATTCGAATCAACAGTATATCCAGGTGTGACAGAGGACATTTGTGTTCCAATTTTAGAAAAGGAATCTGGATTGAAATGCGGAGTTGACTTTAAGATCGGTTACTCCCCTGAACGCATCAATCCCGGCGATAAAGTGCACCGCCTTGAAACCATCACTAAAATTGTTTCCGGCATGGACAAAGAAACACTTGACGCCGTTGCCAATGTCTATGAATTGGTTGTTGAAGCAGGTGTTTATCGTGCTGAATCTATTAAGGTAGCAGAGGCAGCAAAGGTGATTGAGAACAGCCAGCGCGACATCAATATCGCATTTATGAATGAGCTTTCCATTATTTTCAACAAAATGGGTATCGATACAAAAGCCGTGCTTGAAGCGGCTGGGACGAAGTGGAACTTCCTGAAATTCTACCCCGGCCTTGTGGGAGGTCACTGCATCGGCGTTGACCCCTACTATCTTACATACAAAGCTGAAATGTTGGGCTATCACAGTCAGGTCATTCTTGCCGGCCGCCGCATCAACGACGATATGGGCAAGTATGTAGCCGAAAATACCGTCAAGCGGCTCATTCAGGCAGAAAAGCCTGTCAAAAACGCGAAGGTGGCAATTCTCGGCTTCACTTTCAAAGAAAATTGCCCGGATACCCGCAACAGTAAGGTATATGACATTGTAAAAGAGCTGCGCGAATACGGGATTGAACCATCTATAACCGATCCTAACGCTGATGCAGATGAGGCAAAGCGGCTTTATGGCATTGACTTTGTTGATATGGACAGCATCCGTGGCATGGATGCTGTCGTTTTTGCGGTCGCACATACGCAATTTTCTAAGTTTACGATGAACGATGTGGATAAGCTGTTCGGCGGTGGACAAAAAGTTCTGGTAGATGTCAAAAGCCTATTAAACAGAGAAGAGTATGAAAACGCTGGTTATCTCTACTGGAGGTTATAAAGGAATGAGTTACAAGCATCTGAAATTTCCAGACAATACATTATTCCTTGTAACAGGCGGGGCTGGGTTTATCGGCTCCAACCTTTGCGAGGCAATTTTGAAAATGGGTTATCGCGTTCGCTGCTTAGATGATTTGTCTACTGGCAAACAGGCTAATGTGAACCCTTTTCTGGATAACCCCAACTATGCTTTTTTCAAATGCGATATCAGAGATTTGGATACCTGCATGAAAACCTGCGAGGGCGTAGACTATGTGCTCCATCAGGCGGCATGGGGTAGCGTACCACGCAGTATTGAGATGCCCCTCTTTTACTGCCAAAATAACATTACTGGCACGTTGAATATGATGGAGGCGGCCCGGCAGAAAGGCGTAAAAAAATTTGTGTACGCATCCAGTTCGTCTGTTTATGGTGATGAACCTGTTTTGCCAAAGACTGAAGGCAAAGAGGGCAATTTGCTGTCCCCTTACGCGGTAACGAAGCGCTGCGATGAGGAGTGGGGCAAGATGTACACTATGCACTATGGACTGGATACCTATGGACTTCGTTATTTTAATGTATTCGGACGCCGGCAGGACCCGAACGGGGCTTACGCGGCGGTTATCCCGAAGTTTATCAAGCAGCTTATGGATGGAGAAACGCCTACGATTAATGGTGACGGGAAGCAGAGCCGTGACTTTACTTACATTGAGAACGTTATTGAAGCAAACCTCAAATCTTGCCTTGCACCCCACGAAGCTGCTGGAGAAGCTTTCAATATCGCATATGGAGGGCGCGAGTACTTAATTGATATTTATTATGTGCTGACGAAAGCTCTTGGCAAAGACATTGAACCAAACTTTGGTCCGGATCGTCCCGGTGACATTAAGCATAGCAACGCTGATATTTCAAAGGCGAAGAAACTGTTGGGTTACAATCCTGAATATGATTTCGCGCGTGGGCTGAATGAAGCGATCGAATGGTACAAGGGGAATCTGTGATGACCAATAAGCGAACGATTTTATATGTGGGTGGTTTTATCCTTCCGGATAAAAATGCTGCAGCGCACCGTGTCATTTCAATAGCAAAAATACTGCGGAGACTTGGATACCAAGTGGTTTTCTTCAATGAAACGCCAGATGCTGCTGACCACGTGAAAATTAAAAAATACTATGATTTTCCATGTTATGAAATAAAAAAAAAGCAAGACTGGGTATCCCTTGCAAAGAATATGTGTGATATCAGCAACGTTTTCCGGTATTTAAACGAGCATGCAGACGTATTTGCGGTCATTGCCTATAATTACCCGGCTGTTGCGCTGAATCGCTTAAGAAAAGTCTGTAGAAAAAGGAAGGTGCGCTGCTTTGCTGACGTAACGGAATGGTATAGCGTGAAACACAAGTCACCAGTATACAAATTGGTCAAAGGACTTGATGTTTGGTATCGTATGCGGTATGTCCAAAAACGACTTGACGGTGATATCGTCATCAGTAACTATCTTGAGTCCTATTACAGGCCATACCTTCCGGTTATAAACATTCCTCCGCTTGTTGATAAGGAAGACCAGAAGTGGATACTTCCCCATATGGCGCACAAGGGCATCCAACTCATCTATGCAGGTAGCCCGAGTGCGGAAAAAGAAAAGCTTGACAGTGTCGTTGAAACTGTTGGCATGTTGCTGGAGGATTGCGATGTTTACTTGGAAATTATCGGAATTACTCGGGAGCAGTTCCTGCTGATGTACGATTTCGATCAGGAGCAACTCGAACAATACAAAAATATTTCATTTTTAGGAAGAATACCCCACACTGAGGTGCTGCAGCGTATTTCCAATGCGGATTATAGCATTTTGATCCGTAATGATAACCGTGTTACCCGGGCAGGCTTTCCCACAAAATTTGTAGAGAGTGTTTCCTGTGGTATACCTGTAATCGCTAATGATAACAGCAACATCCAGCAATTCATACAGAATGGACACAATGGGATTTTGTTGAAAAACCAAAGCCTTCAGCAGGTTCTTTGCAGTATATTAAAGCGTAATGATTTGCAACAAGTGGATTCTGACTGCTTCGATTTTAGAAAATATATCCGCCCAATGAGTATTTTTTTGGAGCAATTTAAAGATGGATAAAAAGAAAGAAAAAATCGCTTTACATATTATTATGCCGAATCAAACAGGAGGGCCAAACACGGCAAACCGTTTGATTGCAAATTCCTATCTTCACAAAAAGTATGATTTTTGCTTTATAGCTCAGACATTCCATGCTGGGTCTCGAGTCAATTTCAGGCTAATCTGGGATCTGACCAAGCAGTTCAAGCAGGAAAAGCCGGATCTTGTCCATCTTTCAGGATTACAGTCTTCTGGTTTTCACGCCGTCGTAGCAGCAAGGCTTGCTGGCTGTAGGCGGATCCTGATCACAATTCGCGGTTACTCAGGCGATGCTATTAAACTCAGTCGGATTAAACGGTTTGCTTTTAATCGCATTTTTGAGCCGCTTACATTGAGCCTGTGTACCAACTTTTATACAGTCTGTGAAGAAGCTGCAAAAAAGAAAATGGTGCAGCAACATAAAAAGAAATACTTGGGAGTTATTCACAATGCCGCTCCGATTATTACAATCGACCGGGAAAAACAGCGCAGAATTACGCGAGCTAAGCTGGGAATTTATAATAATGATTTTATCGTGGCAATTGTAGGGCGTATGTCCTATGACAAAGGAATATCTTTTGTTATCGATGCCATTAAACAAATTGCCGATGAAAGAATTCGTTTTCTTTTCATCGGTGATGGAGAATATGAAGATATTGTTAGACAGGCCTTTAGCCGGGAAAATTCTCGGGTACTGGTACTAGGACAAAGAGACGATGTGATTGATCTGCTATGTGGTTGCGATTTGTTTCTGTTTGCAACTCTCCATGAAAATTTGTCAAACGCACTATTGGAAGCAATGAGCGTTGGGCTTCCTGTGGTTGCTACCCGAGTCGGAGGGAATGTCGAAGTAGTACAGAATGAAAAGAACGGATACCTCATTGAGCCAAGAGACTCTAAGGCAATAGCAGAGAAAATAAGGACTATTGCTGGAAATAGAAGACTACAGCTTATATATTCCCAAAAATCCTTGGAGATCATTTCTAAAAGCTTTACGCAGGAAAGAGTTTTTCAAGAATTGAATAAAGTTTATGAGAGGATGCTGAGCAGTTGTTAAGCAGAGATGCACGGTCAAAACTTCTAAAATATGATGGATTCTATCTGTTCCTAACGATAATGTTCTATATCTGCATTTATGGTAACCAGTATGGAAATGTCTTTTTTACTGTACTAATCAGTATAATATATTTTTCATTTCTGCTCTTAGGATTTGCTCCGATTTGGAAGTTTTCAAAGTACGATTATGTCTTCGTGTATTCATCTAAAATTGGAAGAATTATGGCATTTTCATCCATTACGACTATCGTCATTTCCTTGGTCAATGTTGTCTCTAATTATCCTTCCTTGTCATCAGCATTTTCCTATGCGTTAGATCCAGGTAAAGCATATGAATATGTTAAGGCCGTGAGAAGATATTCAATAGATGTCAGCAATTTTCAGCTTCCATCTTTTGTTGGAATTCCATTAAACTGTCTCACTTTTACTAAGTATATTGTATTTATTTTTTTGCTGTTATACTGGAGGCAACTCAGCAAAAGCAATCGGATACTTGGCGTAACCGCTGCTGTAGTCTATATTTTCCAATCATTCTTGATAGGCGCCATGATAAACCTGGGAAGTATACTTATGGCTATATTTCCCGTTATTATTTATTATAAATCATTGAAAACAGAGAAGAGGTCCATGAAATATAAGATATGGATGTTTTTAGTATTCTTGATTACAGGAATTACCCTTGCTTATTTTTTGGGGAGCCGTTATATTTACATTCAAAAAGCTAGCTTTGTTCTGATTGTGCTGGCTGGTTTCCGCGGATTATTATCCTATCTTTCTCAGGGCTATGTGGGCTTTTCCTTTTGTCTGCAACTCCCATTTGTATGTACTTGGGGACAGACAACATTATATGGCCTTTCCAAGACTATCCTGGCTTCTAGTGAAACATCCTGGCTTTGGAAGGAGAGTTACCTAATGAGAAGTCAGAACGCTTTTGGATGGCCTGCTTTACAATCTTGGTCGACGATCTTTCCTTGGCTTGCTTCAGATTTTAGTTACTTTTTGATTCCGTTTATTATGTATTTTATTGGTCGATTCATGTGCAGAGTATGGTATGAGTGTATTGCTAATAAAAATCCTTTTTCATTTCTGATGATGGGAATGCTGGAAATATTTTGCTTTATGATTCCTGCTAATAATCAGTTATTTCATTCATTTGGAAATGCTGTCGGAACGGTCGCAATCTTTATCTTGTACTTGTATTCGAGAAGGAAATTACAAAAATGTGATAGTAAAACATACGAAAAATATGAAATTTGATTTAAAATTTTCTAACCGCTTTAGAAAAATGCCAGCAGCGCTTAAAGCATCTGCGATCTATACATCTGCGAGCTTTTTGACAAAAGGTCTACAATTTATAACAATACCAATTTTCACCCGTATTATGAGTACGGCGGAGATCGGCATAGTAACAACGTTTACATCGTGGCAGACGATTATCAGTGTATTTGCTACGTTATCATTAAATACCGGGGCATTTAATGTTGCAATGTTGGAATATCAAGATAAACGGGACGATTATGAATCTTCAATTCTGACTTTGTCAACTCTGTCGTCCTCTATCTTGCTGCTATTTTATCTGCTCACCTCAAAAATTTGGATTAGTGTTTTGGGGCTGTCAAGTAATCTTCTTATTTTGATGCTGATTGGTTTTATTTTTACACCAGCGATGGACTATTGGTTGGCACGGCAGCGATATGAATACGAATACAAAAAAACAGCGGTAACGACCCTTTCTTTAGCCTTTATATCAACGTCAATTTCTGTTGTCGCAGTTATTTTAGCCAGCAAAGCCGGGAACAATGACTTAGGGACAGTGCGCATTTTTACCATGTGTTCTGTTTCAATTGCTTTTGCACTGCCTTTCTATATCTCCATCATGCGACATGGGCATATATTTTTCAGTAAAGAATATTGGAAATATGCCATTACGATCAATTTGCCATTGATGTTCCATGCTTTGGCGAAGCACATTTTGGATGTGTCAGACCGAGTAATGATTTCCAGTATGGTTGGAGAAAGCGCAGTTGGTATTTATGGAACTTTATATAGTATCAGTTCCCTTTCCTTGATCATTTGGACGGCAATCAATGCCTCGCTTGTTCCATACATGTTTGAAAAGCTACGGACCCAAGATACAGAGAAGATGAATGAAATTGTCTTCTCACTTTTGCGGGTATATGCAGTGTTTGCGTTTTGCATTACGCTGATGGCTCCTGAAATTGTAAGGATTTTAGCCACGGAAGAATACTATTCTGCAATCTATATGATGCCGCCGGTAGCCGCGGGGATTTTCCTGACTTCCTTATATAATGTCTTTGCAAATGTGTTACTTTACTATAAAAAAACGGTGTACATCATGTTTGCGACGTTAGGTGCCGCTTTAATCAATATTGGCTTGAACTGGTGGTTTATACCAATATATGGTTATATTGCGGCGTCCTATACAACACTGGTCGCGTACATTTTTTTAGCGGTCTTTCAGTATGTGGCCCTACGATATGTCCATAAAGAAACACAGTTTCCCTCTCGGCACCTGTTGCTTATTTCGATCACAACGATTTTATTAATTTTAGGATGTAACTTATTGTATGAGCATGCTGTGATTCGTTATGGGGTTATTTTGGCAATTGGTACTTTTGCAGTTATTTTCCGAAAAAGGATTCTTTTGCTAGTTAAGCACGTTAAGTCAAAAGCGTGAATCATGTTTATTGGGCAAATATTATAAGATGTATTGCATAGGAGAGGACATAATATGGGAATTCAGGAGATGTTTAGCGGTAAAACGCTACTAATCACCGGCGGCACCGGTTCCTTTGGCAACGCCGTCCTTAACCGTTTCCTTAAAACCGATATCGGCGAGATTCGCATTTTCTCACGTGACGAGAAGAAGCAGGACGACATGCGGCATGAGTTTCAGTCGAAGATGCCGGAAGTTGCGGATAAGATTAAATTCTTCATCGGAGACGTCCGGGATTTAGCCTCTGTCAAAAACGCGATGCATGGTGTAGACTACATATTTCACGCGGCAGCATTGAAGCAGGTTCCCTCCTGCGAGTTCTTCCCATTGGAAGCGGTTAAGACCAACGTGCTAGGCACCGACAACGTACTTACCGCTGCCATTGACGAGGGTGTTAAGACAGTTATCTGCCTTTCAACCGACAAAGCCGCCTATCCCGTCAACGCCATGGGGACAAGCAAGGCCATGATGGAAAAAGTGATCGTGGCGAAATCCCGTACCGTTTCACCCGAGAAAACAAAGATTTGCTGCACCCGCTACGGTAATGTCATGTGCTCCCGGGGCAGTGTTATTCCGTTGTGGATAGAACAGATCAAGGCAGGTAAGCCGATCACCATTACCGAACCGAAAATGACCCGCTTTATCATGTCCCTTGAGGAAGCGGTCGATCTTGTCCTGTTTGCCTTTGAAAACGGAACTTCCGGTGATATACTGGTGCAAAAAGCGCCGGCCTGCACGATTGCTACACAGGCGCAGGCTGTGAAGGAACTCTTTGACCCTGAGAATAAAATCGAGATCAAAACGATCGGCATCCGCCACGGTGAAAAGATGTGCGAGACGTTACTTACGAATGAAGAATGTGCCCATGCCCTTGATTTGGGCAATTTCTACCGTGTTCCCTGCGACAAGCGCGACCTGAATTATGATAAGTATTTTACAGAAGGCAGTACTGAACGCAATGTTCTGACCGAATTTAACTCCAACAACACCGAGTTACTAAATGTGGCACAGGTGAAAGAAAAGCTCCTGTCCCTGAAGTATATCCGAGATGAACTTGCCAGAGAGGAAAAATGAGATGAACATCCTTGTAACCGGTGCGCGCGGCTTTGTTGGAAAAAACCTCTGTACGTCGCTGAAAAATCTCCGAGATGGAAAAGATCGCACCCGCAGCCTTGCAGTCGGGGAGATTTACGAATATAACTCTGATACAGATTCCTCGCTGTTGGACAAGTACTGTGCCGGGGCGGACTTCGTCTTCAATCTTGCCGGGGTAAACCGCCTCAAGGAGCAAGATGATTTTATGGCGGGAAACTTTGGCTTTGCCTCGAACCTGCTTGCTACTCTAAAAAGGCAACACAATGCCTGCCCTGTTATGCTTTCATCTTCTATCCAGGCCACACTGACTGGCCGCTATGCCGCAAGCGAGTATGGAAAAAGCAAACTAGCTTGCGAGGAACTGTTTTTCAATTACGCAAAGGAGACAGGTGCAAAGGTGTTGGTCTATCGATTTCCGAACCTTTTCGGTAAGTGGTGCAGGCCAAATTACAACTCCGCCGTTGCAACCTTCTGCAATAACATTGCAAACGATCTGTCGATTCAGGTCAATGATCGTAGCACCGAATTGGAGCTACTGTATATTGATGATCTAGTTAATGAGATGCTTGATGCGCTTGAAGGCAAGGAGCATCATTGCGAATTTGAGGGCATGGTTGCCGTGTCAAAAGCAGGTGGTCGCTACAGCTATGTTCCGGAGACGTACCATGTCACCCTTGGGAAAATCGTGGATTTTCTGCAAGACTTTAAGAGCCAACCACAGACGCTGTTGATGCCGGAGATTCCAAACAGCTCTTTTGCCAAGAAACTGTATTCTACTTATCTTTCGTATTTACCAAAAGAGAAGGTGGCATTCCCCTTGAAAATGAATGTGGATGCAAGGGGTAGCTTTACCGAATTGCTTAAAACGAAAAGCTGCGGGCAGTTCAGCATCAACATCTCAAAACCCGGAATTACAAAAGGCCAGCACTGGCACAACTCCAAATGGGAATTCTTCATCGTCGTATCTGGTCATGGTCTTATCCAGGAGCGCAGGATCGGCTCTGACGAGGCGCTGAGTTTCGAAGTTTCTGGTGAGAAAATGGAAGCTGTCCACATGCTACCGGGGTATACACATAACATCATAAATCTAAGCGATACCGAGAATCTGGTGACAGTAATGTGGGCAAATGAGCAATTTGATCCACAGCATCCAGATACCTATTATGAGGAGGTGTGAGCGATGTCCAAGCTGAAGCTCATGACCATTGTCGGCACAAGGCCGGAGATTATACGGCTTTCTGCCGTTATCAAAAAATGTGATAAATACTTTGACCAGATCCTTGTACACACTGGCCAGAACTATGACTATGAACTGAATCAGGTCTTCTTTGAGGATCTTGGCTTACGTGCTCCCAATTTCTATCTGGATGCAGTCGGAAAGGATCTTGGTGAAACCGTTGGCAACGTGATTGCAAAATCCTATGCGTTGATGGTTGAGCAAAAGCCAGATGCTTTGTTAGTACTGGGTGATACAAACTCCTGTCTGTCCGCCTATTCTGCCAAGCGGCTGCACATCCCTATATTCCATATGGAAGCCGGCAACCGTTGCTTTGATGAATGCTTACCCGAGGAAACCAACCGCCGTATTGTTGATCACATTGCTGATGTAAACATGTGCTATTCCGAGCATGCTCGCCGATATCTTAACAGCGAGAGCGTCCCAAAGGAACGCACCTTCGTCACCGGCTCTCCAATGGCCGAAGTCTTGCATGCAAATTTAGACCAGATCAAGGCGTCCACCGTTTTGAACGACCTTGGCTTGGTAAAGGGCAAATATATTTTGCTCTCTGCGCATCGTGAAGAGAACATCGACACAGAGGAGAACTTTTTCGCCCTGATGAACGCTGTCAACGCCATGGCAGAAAAGTACGATATGCCGATTCTGTATTCCTGCCATCCCCGCAGCGCAAAGTATATTGAAAAACGTGGATTCGCATTTGACAAGCGTGTGATTCAGCATAAGCCGCTGGGTTTCCATGATTACAATAACCTGCAGATGAACGCTTTTGCCGTGGTGTCCGACAGTGGCACATTGCCGGAGGAGAGCAGTTTCTTTCTGTCGGTTGGAAGCCCGTTCCCGGCAATCTGTATCCGCACCTCGACCGAGCGTCCCGAGGCACTGGATAAAGGAAACTTCATCATTGCCGGCATTACAACCGAACAAGTGCTTCAAGCGGTCAATACCGCCGTTGAGATGAATCGCAATGGTGATTACGGAATCTCTGTACCGGATTATATAGAAGAAAATGTAAGCTCTAAAGTCGTGAAGATTATTCAGAGCTATACCGGCGTGGTTAATAAGATGGTATGGAGAAAAAATTGAATCGAAAAAGGATTCTAACCATAGTCCTAATAGTCCTCATCCTCGTCACCATTGTTTTCATCTGGAGTAACTCTCTGCAATCCATCCCGGAATCTCAGGCGCGAAGCCTAGGCTTCCTTGCTCGGATTAAACCGTTCCTTGGTATTTTCGTAGGCTCCGGCAACGTCACCGACCACCTTGTCCGAAAGCTGGCACACTTCACGGAATTCGGCGCGCTTGGATGTGAGCTGGCACTGCTGTTGGCACTCCAAAAGCGGGTAAGCTGGCAGCTAGTTGTCAATTGCGCATTCGTTGCTATGGTTGTGGCGTTAACAGATGAAACCATACAGATTTTTACCGGACGCGGCTCACAGGTACAGGACGTGTGGCTGGATTTTGCCGGAGCTTGTGCTGGAATCCTGTTTGTGTTGTTAATACGGTTACTAATTACTGTGGCACGTCGAAAACGCAACAAAAATCACGTCTCAAAATGAGAACAACCCCGCTTATCAGTTGATACGCTAAAAGGCGGGCAACTATTTTCTCCGTGTGCTGTTGGAAATTGCGCAAATCTACAAGAATGAGGTATTTGCCTATTCACATATATGTGCTTCATTGGGTAAGCACCTCGTTTTTCATAAGTTACGCAAAAGTGTAAACTTTACACTTGACAGACGTTTCGCTCTGTGCTATATTATTAGCCGTAAGGCTCACACCTTGCACTCTGATTCACCAAATGAAGAGTAAGACCTGTGTGATTGATGAAATGTGTGTACAGGCAAATAATTGAAAAGGTGAACAAAATGAACCAGACTAAGAATTATGCAAACTTCGGAGCATTTTTAACAGCAAAGAGAGAGGAGCGCGACCTCACATTGAGGGAGATGGCGCGTCAGATAGGCGTTTCCGCGCCATTCTTAAGCGACGTCGAAAAAGGCCGTACCGCGCCTCTGACAAAAGACCGTCTCGACAAGGTCGCCGAGATACTTCATCTGGACGTCGACGAAAGAACCGCCATGTTCGACCTGGTCGGAAGGCAACGGAACACCGTCGCTCCCGATCTCCCCGAATACATCATGGGTAGAGATTATGTTGCGGCCGCCCTGCGTACCGCTCGTGACCTCAACGCGGGAGAGGCAGAGTGGTTGAAGTTCGTCGAGGAACTCAAAAAACGGGAGGGCTAAATCTCGCCTATGTACACACCCACATTCAGAACAAACCGGGCCAACGTACCTGTCCTCAGTAAAAAAGAAATAGACGATATCGGCGAAGGACTTGTGGCGGATTTTTGTCCCCAAGCCTTAGAGACGCCTATGGAAATAGATGTTGACCGATTCATCACGCGATACTTAGGGATGGAGCAGGATTTCCAATACCTAACGCATTGCGGGGTCTTCCTCGGCATGACCGTGTTCAACGATACGGACAGGGTTATCGTATATAGTCCGAAGCTCAACCGCGCAGAGTACATAAGCGCGAGAGCCGGAACCGTCATTATCGATAACAGTCTGCTTGAGGACAAGCAGGAACATCGCTATCGGTTCACTGCGGGCCATGAGGCGGCGCACGGGATACTGCATTCCGGCTACTTTGCTTACAACCCTGACCAGCTCTCCATGCTTGGCAAGGACTACGTTCCGATGGTTCAGTGCCGGGTCGATAACGCCGGAAGCAGCAAGAAGCCCGTCACCAAATGGACGGACAAGGACTGGATGGAGTGGCAGGCCAACCGCCTGTCGTCAGCCATCCTCATGCCCAAAAGCATGGTGCTCAAGGCCGCGCACGAAGCGGAGGACGCCAGTCCCATCGCCAACGCCGCGCTTGAGGCTGTGGTTCGGATTTTCAATGTTTCCAATGAGGCGGCATTTTACCGCTTGAAGGAACTTGGTTTCGTACCGGGAAGGGACAGAGCGTGTCTACCTTTTTAAAGAAGAATCCGCAGTCAGCGGGTGTCAAAGCCCGCTGATTTTTTTGCTCGGCATGTTAGGTGTAAAGCTAACATATTACAAAATGCAAGGAGGATTCTATGGTAGAAAATGGATTCAACCGTCATCTTGAGTGTCCGTGGTGTCACAATGGAGAGATCCTCGCTGACGGGAAAGCAAAAGTCAGCCTATCGGTTCAGTGCCCCAAATGTCACAAGTTTTTCATTGGAAGTCTGGACTCGCTGAAGACAGAACGCTCCAAGGCCTGTAAACGACTTGGGCGTAACAAATAACAGTTACTGACTGACCGCCGGGGCGCAAGCCACCAATAGGGTCGGAGTAATGATCGGACAACCATGTCCGGCGTTATTCCGGCCCTGTTTTTATATATTGCAGCACAAATAAATATTCAAAGCCTGATATGCATTAAGGGCCGAGGATACAAATATTGCCTGTTCATCGCTTTTGGCGGTGGGTAGCGATATCGGTACCCTTTCCTTTGTGCGCCTATTTTCAGGCAGAAGGGTCTGTGTACCGAGCTGCACAGGCCCTATTTTTGTCCTCCGCCCAAACCGCATCCAGGCGGAAAGGACAAAAAATGAAAATCACGTGGAAATTCGCAGACGACACCGTATCCACAGTCGAGGTCGACGAAAAAGTCGGTACGCTCATTCTCGACTCCAGACGCAAGGAGGAAAACGCCGAACGCAGGCACCGCCGCCACTGCTGGTCCCTTGACGCGATCACCTACGAGGGCAAGGAATATGGCGCGGAGGATTCTTACGACTTTGGTGAAGCGGATTTGACGGACAAACATGTCAGAGAAGTGTTCAGCCGTCTCTCCGACGTCCAGCGGCGGCGTCTCTCGATGCTTGCCGGCGGAATGTCGATCCGCGACATCGCCAAGAAGGAAAACGTGGCGTTCAACGCGGCTTATGAATCTATTGAGGCCGCAAAAAAGAAATTTTCAAAATATTTCTGAAAACACCTGGTCAATCCCGTCACTTTTTGTCCGTATGGCGAAGAACGGTTCAACAGTCTTCAGAAAGGGGGGTGATTTTATGAAGCACAATTTGCAAATCCGTGTTTCGAAAAAGCCTGTGAATGCCGGAGTGGTCAGTTGCCGCCACGTCGCCGTCAGGGAGCGTCTATTACGTTTTCTGCTCGGTGATAAGCAAGAATTGACCGTCCTCGTTCCGGGCGACAGCGTACAGACGCTGTGCATCAGCGAAATTCCGGAGGGAGGCGCGGCCGATGGGCAGGGTGGGTGAACTTTCTCAAGTCATCGATGAACTGCGCCGCTGTAGTAAAACGCTGAACGGTATCTCGGATGCCCTTGCAAATAGGTTCAGCGGCTACGAGTCCGCGCAGGAATCGGAACCCGCTCCGACTGAACCGGCACTCACGCTGGAAGCGGTCAGGGCCGTCCTCGCGGAAAAATCCCGCGCCGGGCGCACTGCCGAGATCCGCTCACTGCTTCAGAAGTACGGAGCAGATAAACTTTCCAAGATTGATCCCGTGAACTACAAGGCGCTGCTTGCCGAGGTGGAGGTGCTAAAAGATGCCACCTAAAGGACATGCAGTTCTCTCCGCATCAAGCTCCGACCGCTGGTTGCACTGCCCGCCGTCCGCACGGCTCTGCGAAAGCTACGAGGACAAAGGCAGCAACTACGCCGCCGAAGGGACCGATGCCCACGCGTTATGCGAATACAAGCTCCGCAAGGCGCTGGGGCTGGAAGCCGGGGACCCCACCGAGAACCTGACCTGGTACAACGAGGAAATGGACGATTGTGCCAACGGCTATGCCGCTTATGTGCTCGAACAGGTCGAGGCCGCCAAGCAGGTCTGCGCCGATCCAGTGGTGCTCATCGAACAGCGCGTTGACTTCTCACGCTGGGTGGAGGATGGCTTCGGAACAGCGGACGCTCTCATCATCGCGGACGGCACCCTTAAAATCTGCGATTACAAGCATGGGCTCGGCGTGCTTGTCCGGGCGGAGGAAAACCCGCAGCTCATGTGTTACGCCCTTGGCGCGTTGGAGCTGTTCGATAAAATCTACGACATCGACACGATCAGCATGACGATTTACCAGCCGCGCCGGGACAACGTCAGCACTTATGAGCTTTCCAAAGAGGACCTGTACCATTGGGCTGATGAAGTGTTGAAACCTACCGCTGAACTCGCCTTTGCCGGGGATGGCAACTTCCTCTGCGGCGAGTGGTGCGGTTTCTGCAAGGCCAAATACGACTGCCGTGCCCGTGCCGAAGCAAATCTGGAGCTCGCCCGGTATGAGTTTAAGCAACCACCGCTCCTCACGGATGAGGACATTGAAAATATTCTCGCCAAGGTGGACGAGCTCGTCTCGTGGGCGTCCGACATCAAGGAATACGCTCTGCGGCAGGCGATCAGCGGCAAAGAATGGCCCGGTTGGAAGCTGGTCGAAGGCCGGTCCAATCGCAAGTACGTCAACGACGCGGTTGTCGCCGGTGTTGTTGAGCATGCGGGCTATGACCCGTATGAGCGTAAGGTGCTCGGTGTCACGGCTATGCAAAAGCTGCTCGGGAAGTCCCGCTTTGATGAGCTTCTGAGCCCCTACATCGAAAAGCCGCAAGGCAAACCCGCTTTAGTGCCGGAGAGCGATAAACGTCCGGCAATGTCAACGGCAGCAGCCGATTTCAAAGAAAATTAAGGAGGACAATCATATGTCTAACAATACGAACAAGGTCAACAACCCCATGAAAGTTATCACCGGTCCCGACACCCGTTGGAGCTACGCAAACGTCTGGGAGCCGAAGTCTATCAACGGCGGAACGCCGAAATACAGCGTCAGCCTGATTATTCCGAAGTCCGACACCAAGACCGTCGCCAAACTCAAAGCTGCTATTGAAGCCGCCTACCACGAGGGCGAATCCAAGCTCAAGGGTAATGGCAAGACCGTGCCGCCTCTGGCAGCCATCAAGAATCCACTACGCGACGGCGACACCGAACGCCCGGACGATCCTGCTTATGCCAATGCCTACTTCATCAACGCCAACTCCGCGACGGCTCCCGGCATTGTGGACGCTGACCGTAACCCCATCATGACCCGCTCCGAGGTCTACTCCGGCGTGTACGGTCGCGCCAGCATCAGCTTCTATGCCTTCAACAGCAACGGCAACAAGGGTATCGCCTGCGGCTTGAACAACCTGCAGAAGATTCGTGACGGCGAGCCTCTTGGCGGCAAGACCAGCGCGGAGGACGACTTTGCAACCGACAGCGACGAAGACTTCCTCGCGTAAATTTCTCACACGGCGGGTGGTGGAGCAATCTGCCACCCTGACCGCGTTTGCGAAGGACGGTAACTGCATGAAAACACTCAGTATTGATACTGAAACCTATAGTAGCGTCAATCTCCCCAAATCTGGTGTATACCGCTATGTCGAGTCCCCGGATTTCGAAATTATGCTATTTGGCTACAGCATCGACAATGGCCCTGTGCAGGTCGTTGACCTCGCCTGCGGTGAAACGCTGCCGGATGAAGTCAAAGCCGCACTCACAGATGAAGCCGTAATGAAGTGGGCTTTCAACGCCAGCTTTGAACGGATCTGTCTGTCCAGATATCTGGGCTTGCCGACCGGCCGTTATCTGGACCCCGGCCAGTGGCGCTGCTCCATGATCTGGGCTGCCACGATGGGTTTGCCGCTTTCATTGGAGGGCGTCGGCGCGGTTCTGGGGCTTGAGAAGCAAAAGCTCACCGAAGGCAAGGACCTCATCAAATATTTTTGTCAGCCCTGCACGCCAACGAAGTCCAATGACGGCCGTACCCGCAACTATCCCTATCATGCGCCGGAAAAATGGTCCATGTTCAAGAAATACAACCTTCGTGATGTCGAGACGGAAATGTCAATTCAGACCAAGCTCGCTAAGTTCCCTGTGCCCGATAGCGTGTGGGATGAATACCATCTCGATCAGGAAATCAATGACCGTGGTGTCGCACTGGATATGACGCTGGTCAGACAGGCAATCGATATGGACGGTCGCTCCCGTCAGCAGCTCACCTCGGCTATGCAAAAGCTGACCGAGCTGGACAATCCAAACTCGGTGCAGCAGATGAAGCAGTGGCTTGCGGATAATGGTCTGGAAACGGATACCCTCGGCAAGAAAGCTGTCGCGGAGCTTTTGAAAACGGCACCGGAACCGCTCGGCAATGCGCTCTCCCTCCGACAGCAGCTCGCAAAATCCTCCATTAAAAAGTACCAGACGATGGAGACCACCGTCTGCGCAGATGGCCGCGCCCGTGGAATGTTTCAGTTTTACGGTGCAAATCGAACCGGGCGCTGGGCCGGCAGATTAATTCAAATGCAAAACCTGCCCCAGAACCATCTTCCCGATCTGGAACAGGCTCGCGCCCTTGTGCGCTGCGGAGATTATGAGGCACTGGAGCTTCTCTATGAAGATGTCCCAGACACACTTTCACAGCTTATCCGCACCGCTTTTGTGCCAAGAGCCGCAGCCAAATTTATCGTATCAGACTTCAGCGCTATCGAAGCTCGTGTCATCGCGTGGTTCGCCAGTGAACAGTGGCGGCAGGATGTCTTTGCCAAGGGCGGCGACATTTACTGCGCCAGCGCCAGTCAGATGTTCAAGGTCCCCGTCGAAAAACACGGCATCAATGGGCACCTGCGTCAGAAAGGTAAAATCGCGGAATTGGCGCTCGGTTATGGCGGTTCTGTCGGTGCGCTCAAAGCGATGGGCGCTCTTGAAATGGGTCTGACCGAGGACGAGCTTCCTCCGCTGGTTGATGCGTGGCGGCAGTCCAACCCGAATATCGTGAAGCTCTGGTGGGACGTGGACCGGGCGGCGCTTGAGGCTGTCCGCAACAAGCACACCAACAGTACGCATGGCATCGTGTTCTCCTGCCAGAGCGGGATGCTCTTTATCACGCTGCCCTCCGGCCGGAGACTCGCTTATGTGAAACCGCGCATCGGTGAAAACAAATTCGGCGGTCAGTGTATTACCTACGAGGGTGTCGGCGGCACGAAGAAGTGGGAACGGTTGGATTCCTACGGCCCGAAATTCGTGGAAAACATCGTTCAGGCGACCAGCCGGGACATTCTTTGCTATGCCATGCAGACACTTCGGAATTGCTCCATTGTTACAAGACGCTGTTTCTCGTGACGCCGTATCTTGCGAGCATCAACAATCTGTCGACCTCCGTGATCAAGACGGCGGATAAGACGATGAAGATCACCTATACGGTGGAGGAAGCATAACAAACTCAGATGGAAGGCGGCTGTCCGGCACAGGCAGCTGCTTTTTTAATGCAATAAACAAGGAGGATTTTATCATGAAGGAATTTTGGAATGTGATTCAGCTCGTGTTCGCCGCTATCGGCGGATGGCTCGGCTGGTTTCTGGGAGGGTGTGACGGCTTGCTCTATGCTCTGATTGCTTTCGTGGTCGTCGACTACGTCACTGGCGTCATGTGCGCCGTGGTAGACAAAAAGCTCTCCAGCGCGGTTGGCTTCAGGGGCATCTTCAAGAAGGTGCTTATCTTCCTGCTCGTAGGGGTAGCGAACATTCTGGACGCGCAGGTGATTGGCACCGGCTGTGTTCTTCGCACGGCGGTCATCTTCTTCTACATCTCCAATGAGGGCGTGTCCCTGCTGGAGAACGCCGGCCATCTTGGTCTGCCCATTCCCACAAAGCTGAAGGCCGTGCTGGAGCAACTCCATGACCGCGCCGAAAAGGAGGAAAAATAACATGAGCAACAGCAGTCTTGCAAATTACACGCAGTTCAGTCCGAACTGCAGCAAACCGCGAAATCACTCCATTGACAAGATCACCATCCACCATATGGCTGGCAATCTTACCGTGGAGCAGTGTGGCGGTGTGTTCGCGCCCTCCAGCCGGAAAGCCAGCGCCAACTACGGCATCGGCACGGACGGCCGGGTCGGGCTGTATGTGGATGAAGCAAACCGAAGCTGGTGCAGCTCCAACAGCGCCAACGACAACCGCGCCGTCACCATCGAGGTCGCAAATGACGAGGCCGGCGGCGACTGGCACGTCAGCGATACGGCGCTTGCGAAGCTGATCGACCTGTGCGTTGACATCTGCCAGCGTAACGGCATCGTCCGCATCAATTACACGGGAGATAAATCCGGCAATCTTACCATGCATAAGTGGTTCGCCGCTACCGCCTGTCCGGGACCGTATCTGGAGAGCAAGTTCCCTTACATCGCCGAGCAGATCAACGCCCGGCTGGAAGGTACGCCGCAGCCTGCGACAGATACGTCTTCTGGGTTTACCCCGTACCGCGTCAGAGTCGTCATTCCCGACTTGAACATACGGAAAGGTCCCGGTACCAATTACGGCACTGTCGGCAAGTATACGGGCAAAGGCGTGTTTACTATCGTCGAGGATGCCAATGGCACCGGGGCGACCTGCTGGGGTCTGCTCAAAGCCTATCAAGCTGCACGCAACGGCTGGATTTCTCTGGATTACGCGGAAAAGCTGTAGAGAGTTTTGAATCCGCGAGGTTTGTACACCTATACAGGACATGCCTCGCGGGTCCCTATATTATATAAGGTATAAGGCCCTAAATCGCTTGATATATCCGGGCACCAGAGGTAATATGCATGACACCGAAGGAATTATTACTGCGCTTATGCAGAAAGGACATATTGAGCATGAGACAATCAAACACATGTCGAAGAGAGAAGAACCGGGCATCGGCCGGTCTCTCTTATAATGTTAAGACGTTCAGCAAATACGCTGGACGTCTTTTTTGTTACCCTTGGGAGGTGTACGCATGAGTGAAAAGAACATACAGGCTTTTCGGCGGGAAGCGACAGTAGTGCCTGCCACTGGTGAAACCAGCGTCCGCCGCGTAGCTGCCTACTGCCGGGTCAGCACTCTGCAGGAAGAGCAGGCTGATTCTTATGAGCTGCAATGCGATTATTACCGAAAACGCATTGATGCCGACCCTACGCTGACTCTTGTAGACGTGTATGGCGATCACGGCATATCGGGCCTGTCGGCTGTAAAGCGCCCGGAGTTCCAGCGTATGATGAACGATTGCATGGCAGGCAAGATTGACTTGGTTATGTCAAAAAGTGTTTCCCGCTTTGCCAGGAATCTGGGAGATTGCTTGAAGTGTATCCGTGAGTTGAGAGAAAAAGGAATCCCCGTGATTTTTGAGAAAGAGGGGCTGAACACTATGGACCCCTGCTGCGAGATGCTGCTGTCCGTTTTGGCGGCGCTGGCGCAGGAGGAATCCAATAACATCAGTCAAAGCATCCGCTGGGCGCACGAATACCGAAATGCTGCCGGGAACCCCGCGCGTATGGTGCGATACGGATATAAAAAGGTGAAAAAGGACGGCGCTGCACGCTGGGAGATTTACGAACCGGAGGCCGAGCGCGTGCGCCTTGCTTTTCAAATGACGTGCGAGGGTTATGGCTACAAAGATATTCTCGACGCTCTGAACGCTCTGGAAGCACGGGATAAAACGGAAGTCCGATGGACACACAGCCGTATTTACGGCCTGCTCACCAGCGAGGTCTATATGGGGGATATTCTGACAAACAAAAGCTATAAACCGGACTTGCTTGCCGGAAAGCAGGTGAAAAACCGGGGCCAGCGGCACCAGTATTATATTGAAGACCATCATGCCGCCATTGTTGACAGAGATACGTTCCATCGCGCGGGTGAAATCGTAGCCGCCCGGAACAAGCGCGCCGGTCGGGTTGAAAGGCGGCAGGCATGCTGAAGAATATAAAAAAGGATATCGTTTCGCCCGGCGTTCAGGTACTTCGCCGGGACACAACGCAAAGCGAGAACCAAATCCCGATCGTGCGGGTGGCGGCCTATTGCCGTGTCAGTACGGATAAGGAAATTCAGCAGACCAGCCTGGATACGCAAGTCGAGACGTTCAAAACCCTGATCGCTTCCCATCCCGGCTGGGAACTGGTCGGCGTCTATGCAGACGAGGGTTTGAGTGGTACGACCGCTGAAAAACGTGTGGAGTTCCAAAGGATGATTGCTGACTGCGAAGCCGGGAAAATAGACTATATCGTTACAAAAAGTATTTCCCGCTTTGCCCGCAACACAATGGACTGCCTGCAATATGTCCGAAGACTCAAGGAACTTGGCGTAAACGTTCTTTTTGATGAAAACAATCTGGATACCGCCGGCTCCTCCTCCGAAATGCTGCTTTCCATACTGGCTGCCGTTGCGCAGGAGGAAAGCCACAGCATTTCTGAAAACATGAAGTGGGGTATGAGAAAACGCTTTGCGGAAGGCAGGCCAAAGTGGTCGCGGACTTTCGGGTACGTAAAGGATGCAGATGGAAACTTCCAAATCAATGAGAAAGAAGCTGTAGTGGTGCGCCGTATTTTCAGGATGTACGCTGAGGGCTGTTCTCTGCCGCGAATCGTCGGAATTCTGAACACCGAAGGGATTCCCTCCGCAAGCGGCGGGCGTTGGTGGACAAAAACGGTAGCGGAGGTGCTTCACAATGAAAAGCATGTAGGTGACGTTGTCATGCAGAAATGCTATACCGTGGATTTCCTCACACACAGGAAAATCAGGAATGATCAGACCGTCGTGCCGAGCTATAAGGTCAAGGATCACCATGAGCCCATTATTGACCGCAAGACCTTTGACATGGTGCAGACCATTGCTTCCATGCGGAATACACGTCAGGGGTGTATGCAGTATCCTTATTATGGAACACTAATCTGCCCGTTCTGCGGGGCCAAAATGATTGGCTGTCACTTGCCGATCAACAGCAATCCCGGCGTATGGACATGCGGCGGAGAGCGTGACGATATTATTGCTTTCGATCCATTTCTGACTGACAAACCGACGGAGGGAACAGTTACCCGGAAGAGCACCTGTCAGCACTACGCTGTTCGGACAAAGTATATTGACCGAATCGTTAAGACGGCCTATGCAGAGTTGAACATAGATGATTTAAAATGCCTTGCAGAAAAGCACAGCGCTCTCGGCAGGGCGGCGGCGAAAGCGCTGAAGTGGAAAGAAAAAGACCCCGACCTGGCTCGGGTGGAGTACATCTTCCTCGACGACTTGGTGGAGTCCATCAGCTTTCATACGACGGAAAAAGCCGGCGTCCAGTGGGATAAGGGCGTGGTAAACTGGAAATTCGGCGTGAGGAGCTTTGTCCCTATCACTTATGACAAGCCCGGTGAATTGCCTTATGCCAAGCATACGGAAAAGGAATATAAATGGATCGGTAACGCCCAGCAGCATAATAGCAGTATTCAAAACTGCTGCAAAAAGGTGCGGGAGCAGGACAGCAGACCGCACCCATTCCAAGGTGGAGAAAGGACGGCGCAGAATGAAAATACAGAGGATTGAGAGCCGGCGCGATTCACGAAAACAGCGCGTCGCCGCTTATGCACGTGTGAGTACCGAGGCCGAAGAGCAGATGATGAGCTTCGACACCCAGGTGCGGTATTATACTGCTTATATTCAGCGTAATCCCCAGTGGGAGTTTTGCGGTGTATATGCAGACCCTGGGATCAGCGGCACGAGCGCCGAACACCGGCCCGAGTTCCAGCGGATGGTTGCCGACGCGCTGGATGGGAAGATAGACGTTATCCTTGTCAAGAGCATTTCCCGCTTTGCCCGTAATGTGGTGGACGCCCAGCGGTATGTTCATGGGCTGAAGGCTCATGGCGTAGAGATTCGATTCGAGCGCGAAGCGATTTCCTCTTTTGACGCTTCCAGCGATATGGTGTTTAACCTGCTCGCGACGGTGGCGCAGGAGGAAAGCCGCTCGATCTCGGAAAATACCAAGTGGAGTTATCGGAAAAATGCGGAACAAGGCATTCGCCATATGGGAAACAACCGGGTACTGGGGTATGACGAGGTGAACGGCGAGCTTGTGCCTAATGATGCCGCTTGGATGGTGAAGATGGTGTTCCGGGCTTATGCAGATGGGTTGCCGCTTGTACAAATCGAAAATCGGCTCCGTGCGGCCGGAGCGAAAGGAATACGCAGCGGAAAACCGCTCTCCACCGACGCGATACTTCGTATATTGGATAATGAAATTTATGTGGGTGACCGTTTGATACAAAAGCGGGCACCCCTTAATTATCTTACCAAGCGGCCGGACCACACCGTGTCCTTTGAGCAGTATTACATCACCGACGACCACGAAGCGATTATTGACCGCATGACCTGGGAGCGCGTCAGGACTCGCAGGAAGGCACAAAAAAACATCAAGGCGCAGGGCGTTTACAAAAAGAGCTCTGCGCACTTTTTATATGGACTGGTTTTCTGTGGGGAGTGCGGCGCTCCGTACAAGCGCAGAACTGTGACAAGCCGAAACGGAGAATCTTATAAATACTGGAACTGCGCGGAGCGGCAGAAAGGCAAAGCCGGAAACGGCTGCAAAAACCGAAATATAAAAGAAACTGAGCTATTGCAAGCGATTGCTGAACAGCTCGGATGGAATCGAGTGGATGTAGAGCATTTTGATACAGAAGTCATGCTCAGAACGGTCAAAAGGGTGGAAATTACTGGCCAAGGCATCCATGTCGACTTGGTTCCGATTGAGAAAGTCAGCTGAAAGATCATTTTTACACAATAAACATAATGAGGAGAGAATCGCATGAGCGAAATCATTGAACTCAGAAGGGACATGAAAATTGCCAGAAGTAAGCTCCGTGTGGCGGCCTATTGTCGTGTTAGTACGAATCTGCCCGAACAGGGTGAAAGCTTTGAAACGCAGGTGCGGTATTATCAAGCATTGATTGATGCAAATCCTGACTGGGAGAATGTTGGAATATATGCCGACGAGGGATTCAGCGCCACCAGCGCGGCGCACAGACCGGAATTCAAGCGGCTCTTGAAAGACGCTTTTGCCGGGAAGATCGATGTGATTCTTACGAAAAGCATTAGTCGGTTTGCCAGAAACGTGGCGGACTGCCAAACGTATACAAGAAAGCTGAAGGACCAAGGCGTCGAAGTCCGGTTTGAACGGGAAGGAATCAGTACCATGGACTCCGCCACCGATTTTATCCTTTCCATTCTGGCGGCGGTGGCACAGGAAGAGAGCCATTCTATCAGCAAAAATGTCCGCTGGCAGTATGAACAGAATTTTAAACGCGGTATTTACCGAATGGGGAACAACCGTATTCTTGGTTTTGACATGGCCGAAGACGGACAGCTTGTTCCGAATCAGGAGGCATGGATTCCCAAGTTGATTTTTACCCGTTATGCCGACGGGGCGAGCCTGCATGCGATTGCCGAGGAACTGACCGCGCGAAATGCCAAACGGCTTTATTGCGGTTTGCCCTTTGACGCCTCAACATTATTACGTATTTTAAGAAACGAACGCTATGCGGGGGATATGCTTTTGCAGAAAAGAGCGCCTCTGGACTATCTCACAAAAAAGCCCCAAAAGAACGTCGCTTATAAGAGCTATTACATAAAACATGCGCATAAAAGAATCATCAGCAGGAAGGTCTGGGAGCGGGTGCAAAGGAGGCTTGCAGAAAGCGCACAGCAGCGGATGGAACGAAAAGTAAATAAATGCGAGAAAAATAAAACAAAGAAACATGTGGAAAATAGATCGAAAAAACATGCTCCAAATTCCCCAAAAGCCTATTTCAACCTCTCCGGAAAAGTGTTTTGCGGATACTGCGGCGCGCCATGCGTGCCGAGAAGCCTTAAATGCCGTGATGGTCGTCAGATAGCATGGAGCTGCGGAAAGGGTTGCCGATACTATTCCATACGCGAAGGACAAATCTACTGCGAAATTGCGGTCGCGCTGGGAAACGGGGGATACAGCGCGGCGGAATGTCAAAAAAGAGTGGAGAAAGTTATCATTACCGACGATAGCATAAAAGTCTTACTCAAAGGTACTTAATAACTATTTTGGGTACTGTATCTTTCAAATAGAAGTTTTGTTATTGATCATGAGGCAATGCTCCGGGTGATCAACAAGACTGACTGGTGTGTTCAAACAGAAAACGAGATAACTCGAATTTGAGTTTTAAATAATGGAGTCTTGAGCGCTTGCAAATTCTGTAATTTTCGAATACTTGTTTTTATACTTTGATATATTTTTGATTGCGATCTTTAGGATTGCTTGAAACGGTTCTTCTGATTTTTCCTGATTCTATTAACGGATTCAAATACCGGATGGTAAAATTCCGTAAATCTTTATATCCTAAAAATGTTGCGATTTCCTTCTTGGATTTTGGTTCGATGCAAAAATCCAATAATTTATCTGATATACTTTCTTGGTGGTTTTCTTGGTGGTTTTCTTGGTGGATACCACTATCAACTTCAATTACTGGCCCTACCTTCTCAGTAGCAACAGCAGACAACGGAATGATTGTCCGGAACACATCGCCTTCGATGAATTCAGGGATGCCACCGGAATAGAGCTTTGTATATTTATAGGTGTTTCTCATACCGGAGCCAAGTTCATCAGCAAGAGATACTTCTCTGAACACCTTTGCGATTGGTGGATTCTTTGAATATGGCTGGAATTGCGCAAGACTCAAAACGCCGCTGCCATGTGCAATATTTCCGTTCTCGGTAAACATTCTGCCTTTTTCGATAACAAACTTTGCAACATAGCCGGTGGAATAGTCGCGGTGAGCAAGACTGTTGGAGAAAATCTCGCGCAAAATAGCATCCCGTGTGCTGATAGCCTGTACGCCTTCAAGAATAAACGGATCGTTCAAGTGTTTCTTCCCAAAATCCATTAGACGGTCAAAAGTATCAAACAAATTTGTGATAATTACATCACGGTCATCGTAGCGGTCAACATTCTCTACACGGAATATAGCATCCGTCTTATGCTGTGGCAAAGCTGCCATAATTGTTGAGTCTTTTCCAAATAACAAAATAGCGGCAAGCGTGATACCTTCTTCACCTTTATCCGTATCCGTCAAAATAAGGCCTGAACTCCGCAGAAGTTCTTCGTCTGACATTGTAAGCCACGGGTGATTATTATTACGGATACGGGACATCTTTCTGGCACGTTCGATGATGTCCGGGCGCAGTGTATCAAGACCGAACCCAGTGAATACCTTATTGACAAAATATGACCCTTGCTTTCTTGCGTATAGCTTATAGACGAGTTCTGCAGTATCAGTGATGTCCACGTCGGAATCGTTATTGCGGTCATAAATTCGTCCACTACAGCGGTAGACCTGTGTACCGATAGGTACGCAAATATAAATCAGCAGTTTACCGTTATAAAGGATATCTTCTGGTTGAAGATAGAGCGGCGGATACATTTTCTGCGAGTTATTGATAGAAGTAACGAAATTTTTCTTGATTTTATCTGCGCTGGACGGATCTATGCCTAATACTGTCCCATCATCTTTAATGCCAAGGAAAATATCTCCACCGTCCCGGTTGGAAAAAGAGCACACGGTTTCATAGACATCTTTGGTAATATCTGTTGTGGATTTCTTAAACTCAACGACACGGTTTTCACCGGCAGCCAAGATAACCGACAATTCTTGTTCAGTCATAGTTGTTGCCCTCCTTTGTGGCCTGTACATATTTTCCGCTTTTGATTCTTGCATCGAACGGCTTATGCGCGGTTTCTGGAATAATCCAATTATTTCCTGCTTTTTGTGCACCCTTAATCCGTTCCTGTTCGCACAAGAGAGCAACACGCCTTGAAGAAAGCCCCCAGAGTTCTGCGGCTTGTGTTGTTGATAAGTATTTCATAAAAACACCTTCTATTATGTGTTATCAATATTATATTCAATTTCCTGAATAATATCAAGGCTTTTCTTATATGTAAAGTAATAAGACCTCTTTGCCTATAATACGGCAGAGAGGTCTTTTCCTGTATGCGGCAAATGTGGCTGCTTGCTTCAAACTTTTTCTCAAGAAGTTGGAGTTAAGATTTATAAAATACCATATTTAGATTCAAACTTATCTCATGAACACAATATATAGATGGCCGTAAAGATTTTGCTTCAAGCTTTTACTTGGTTCAATGGCAACAAGATCATCACCGGCTCGGCCGGCGGCATGTTGCTGACTGACGACAAGGAAGCGGCGGACAAAGCCAGAAAATGGTCCACGCAGTCGCGCGAGAACGCGCCTTGGTATCAGCATGAGGAGCTCGGTTACAACTACCGCATGAGCAATGTGATCGCGGGTGTTGTGCGTGGTCAATACCCCCATCTGGAGGAACATATCACACAGAAGCGCGCAATTTATAAGCGATACCAAGAGGGATTGCGCAACCTGCCTGTCTCTATGAACCCGTATGATGCAGA